TCAAAAAGAAAAAAAAGTAGTAGAAAAAGAAGAAATAAAAGAAGTATTAGAAAAAGAAGTAAAAGAAGTATTAGAAGAAGAAGAAAAAGAAGTAGACGAAGAAAACGAAAAAGAAGACGACGAAGAAAAAAAGAAAAATCCTCCACAACTTCGTTTTGAAAATATAGTTAAAACCTATTATGATAACAACAGAAGAGGTGAACTAGAGGTAAAATTCGGTACAAAAGGTATTAAAAGCATTAGTAAAAATAATTATGATAATGTTGTTAGAAAATTAAAGTCGGCCGGATTTCATTCAGTAGGCGAGGAAAATGGTGAATATTATTTGCGAGTGAATTGCGAATTCTTAGATAGCAACACTGGTAGATTTAAAATGTCCAATATTAGAACAGATATTCGCAGTTTGTCTAATATTCAAGAATTTTGTAAAACAAATGACATTAAACATTTGCCGAATGAATTATTCGTAGAACACATGACAAAAGGACCAATGTTTATTAATAAACAAAAAATATTTCCAGTAGATTTTGATGATTTTAATTTTAGAATTACCTATAATGAAGAAAACATTATTCGCAAAATGGGTATTATTAATGATATAACTGAAAATTGGCGCAAATCAAAAAAGGAATTTCGTTTCATTAATCGTGTAACTTTTGAACACACCGACTATCCATTTAAGGTAGATATCAGTATTGTGAAATATGGTAATCGACAGACCGACAAATTTGGACGTGGAAATCGCGGTCCAATTATTCGCGCATATACATTAGATGAGTCCAATGTATTAAACAATGAAGAAATATATGAAATTGAATTAGAAGTGGATCCTTTAAAAATAGGTCCTGGTACAAAATTTAATACACCCCAACTCATTGTGGATTCGTTAAGAAAAGGTATTAAATACGTTTTGAGTGGAATGCAAGGGACAAATTATCCAATTTCTTATCCAGAACAAAAATCAGCTATGGATTCTTGCATGAAAATGATTTGGAAAAATGATTATGATACTATAAAATATGTTTCTAGCAGATACTTTATTGGTCCAAACTCGTATACATTGCAAATGGAAAATATAGCGGCAACGGATGAAAATTCAAATGCGCCAAACATTCGTAAAGGATTTGTGGTTACAGATAAAGCAGATGGCGAGCGTAATTTATTATATATTTCAAGTGACGGCAAAATCTATTTCATAAATACAAATATGGATGTTATCTTTACAGGTGCCAAAACGGATAATGCCCAATGTTTTAATTCTTTGTTAGACGGCGAATTAATTTCACACGACAAAGTTGGAAAGTTTATAAATTTATATGCGGCATTCGACATTTATTTTATAAATAAAGAGGACGTGAGATCATATACATTCCTACAAATGGATACTGAAAAAGATTCTTATAAATCTAGATATAATCTTTTACAATTTATCCGTCAAAATTTAAATGCAGTAGACATTACAAATCTCAAGAAAGCGACCACAGGCAAAAAAGGTAAAAATGTGCCCGAGTTTAAAGTTGCAGAGGGACTCTTATCACCATTACGTTTCAGTGTAAAAGAATTCTTTCCTAATAATTCCAAACAGAGCATTTTTGAAGGTTGTATGCAAATTTTACAAAAACAAAAAGAAGAAAGATTTGAATATGAAACGGATGGTCTTATCTTTACACATGCGTTCTATGGAGTTGGGTCTGGAGAAATAGGGAAAGCGGGTCCTCGAGAAAAGATCACATGGGAATATTCATTCAAGTGGAAACCTCCTCAGTATAATACCATTGACTTCTTAGTAACTACAGAAAAGGGACCTAATGGCGACGATATTGTGAAGCCATTCTTCGAAGATGGTCAAAATAATAGCGAAGTCATTCAATTGAATGAATATAAAAAGATTGTGTTGCGATGCGGATTTAGCGAGAAAAAAGACGGCTTCATCAATCCATGTCAAGATATAATTGATGATAATTTGCCGGAACTGCAAACCAGATATGAAGACAGACATGAAAATGACTATATTCCGCAGCGTTTTTATCCTACCGAGCCTTATGATTCAAATGCTGGGTTATGTAATATAATGTTGCGCATGGATGGTTCTGGTGCAAAAAAAATGTTTTCAGAGGAAAATCAAGTTTTTGAAGACAATACAATTGTAGAATTTAGATACGATTTGACAAAAGAAGAAGGATGGAAATGGATTCCATTACGTGTTCGTTATGATAAAACTTCTCGCTTACATAAGGGCGAAAAAGAGTACGGAAATGCATATCATGTTTGCAATAGCAATTGGAAATCTATTCATCCTACTGGAAGAATTACTGCAGATATGTTATCAACGGGTCAAAATATTCCCGACTTAATTGTAAGTGAGGACAAATATTACAATACACCTGCAGGCAAATTTAAAACGGAAAAAATGAAACAATTTCATAATTTATATGTGAAAAAACATTTGATTGTTGGTGTTGGGAAACAAGGTGATACTCTTATTGATTTTGCATGTGGCAAAGCAGGAGACATTTCTAAATGGATTGCGTCTAAATTATCTTTCGTATTTGGAATAGATATATCAAAAGACAACTTGGAAAATCGTTTAGATGGCGCATGTGCTAGATTCCTGAAGTCGCGTAAATCAAATAAACACGTACCTTATGCTTTATTCGTAAATGGTAATAGTGCTTATAATATTAAGGATGGGTCTGCCATGTTGAATGAAAAGGCAAAACAAATTACTGAGGCTGTTTTCGGAAAAGGCAAAAAAATAGGTGCTGGCGTTGCTAGACAATATGGTAAGGGTGTTGAAGGGTTTAATATTTCTTCATGTCAATTTGCAGCACACTATTTCTTTGAAAATCCGGATACGCTAAAAGGGTTCATGAAAAATATTGCCGAGTGTACCAAACACAATGGCTACTTTATTGGTACTGCTTATGATGGCAAACAAGTATTCAATGAACTGAGAAAAACGAAATACGGCGAGTCTATTCAAATTGTTGAAGATGGTAGAAAAATATGGGAAGTTACCAAGGGTTATAGTGCGGATACGTTTGACGATGACTCCAGTTCTATTGGATACAGAATTGATGTATTTCAAGAATCCATTAATCAAACCATCTCGGAATATTTGATAAATTTTGATTATTTCAATCGTGTTATGACGGCTTATGGTTTTGAAATTATTAGTCGCGAAGAAGCTGTTGAGATGGGATTACCAGAAGGAAGTGGAATGTTCAGTGAATTGTTCTTGTACATGTTAGACGAGATTGCAAGAAATAAATATAAAGCAAAAGATTATGGCGAGTCGCCAATGATGTCTGAGATTGAAAAGAAAATATCATTCTTAAACAGATATTTTGTATATAAAAAGATTAGAGTAGTAAATACAGATGCTATTGAGCTAGAATTAGGCGAATATAATGAAACCGCGTCATTACGAGATAAAAAAGAAACGAAACATGCAGTAAAAGTTGCAGAGGAAGAAGATAAAAAGCAAACAAATAAAAAAGTTAGAAAATTGAGTAAAAAAATGTTACTTATTCCTGGAACAGAAGCAATAGATGAACAAGAAAAAGAAAAAGAAAAAGAAAAAGAACAAGCTATTCCTGAAAAAAAAGTTAAGAAAAGTATGAAAGTAAAAGCAAAACCATCTGAAAAATTAATTATTATTGAATCTGACGAAGATGAATAATAAAACTATAAAGAAAAGAATCCACTTAAATATATTATATAATATATAACTAATAAATAACATGAGTTATTATATAATACCAAAAATAAAAAATTTAGTAAATGTGAATCCGAAGCACTCTGATACAGAGTGTTCAAAACCATATATTTCTTTTAGCTTATTTCATTATTACAATATTCTTTATGAACAAATTCAAATATATTTAAAAAATATGGATGATGAATCATATGAAGATATTAGTAAAATTGTGAATCCATATGAATATATTTTTTCAAAAGTTCCAGGTTCAAATTTTTCAGTTAGTAAGCTGAAACCCAAAACAAATATGTTTTATGATTTTTTGGAAATATCTAATACATTAAATGTTTTTGAGTCCTATAAAAACAAGGCAATCAAAACATTACATATTACTCATAATAATCATGATTCAATTGAATGCTTTGAAATGTTACGAGAAAATTATAGTGACGAAATTTTTTGTTTCAATGAAATAAATGATGATACTATTAAAAAAATTGGAGATAATCATTTTGATTTTTTATTTTTTGAGGCAGATACAACAAATAATCATTCTTATATTATTTCGTTTATTCAATTTATAATGATTCTATTAAAAAACCAATCACCTGAAGGTTCTTGTATCATTAAAATTGATAATTTATTTCACAAGTCGGTTGTTGATATATTGTATTTTTTGTCTTCATTATATGATAAAGTCTATATACTAAAACCGAATAGTAGTAACATTACATCATTTGATAAATATATTATATGTAAAAATTTTCAGTATAATGAAGGCAAAGCTAGATATTTTAAATTGAATTATTATAGGATTTTAGTATTTTTAAAGAAGCTAGAAAACAAATATATTGATGGAATATTTGATTTTGGTATTCCGTATTATTTTACCATGAAATTGGAGGATATTAATATAATTATTGGTCAGCAACAAATAGATTCACTAGATTTGATTATTAATATATTAAAAAATAAAAATCGCGAAGAGAAAATTGAAACAATCAAAAAATCAAATATTCAAAAATCTGTTTCTTGGTGTGAAAAATATAAAATACCCTTCAACAAATTTTCTGATAAAACAAACATTTTTTTACCAATGATAAAAGAATGTAAACAACATTTTTTAGCTTTTGATTATGAAGAAGAAGTCGTTGAAGAAGAAGAAGTCGTTGAAGAAGAAGAAGTCGTTGAAGAAGAAGAAGACGTTGAAGATGAAGAAGATATCGTAGAAGAAGCATAGTTACCTAGTTATTCCAGGTGTTGCCGACCCACTGGTAGTATTATATGTATTTGGTGACTGAGAAAAGTGATTTGAACTGGTAATTGTTCTAGGAAAATAACGATATGGTGATGGTTGCGACACTGGGTCTTGATATTGCGGTAAAGTCTTGTAATAACAAATTTTCTTATTTTGATATTGTTTATTGAAGTTTAGTGGCCATGGACTATTACATTTAGGTGCTTTATTCTTTTCCATATTCATTACATTATTATCAACGCCAGCATACAATTGATTGGCATTTACTAATAGTGATCCAGTATTGTTGTAATTTTGAATAGAAGCCGCATTTGTAGAAATCGTATCTACATTCAATTTAAGCATTCTTGTAGAGCTATCTACTGCACCTTGTTTTGCATATTGATAATTGTTTGGTTTGTATACAACCAATTGACAACCAGTTGGATTGGATGGACCAGATAATGGCATTCCCCAATAAGGATTGCTAATAAAATCAGTAAATACTTTTAATGCTGGAACTTTTTGCGCATCAGGTAATCCATTTAGCCAATTAAAAAATCCTTGAATGGTATTGATTCCTGTTTGATTGAATGCATTCACGTCAGATTGCGTAATAATATTGGCACTTAACATGATGCCAAGCATTTGACCAATTAGAGCATTTTCTGTGGCATCAAATATTTGAGCACCTGGTTGACAATTGGCGAGATATGTATTCGCAAGAGATGAAGGACTACCTGGTTTAACATATTTATCATTTGTAGAAATATAATATGCGTTATTTTGTGTAGAAGCGTTAGCAGGTAAATTTGTGTTATACGATAAGAAGTTGAATACTTTTTGTTCATATGTTTTACACCTATTTTGCAGATATTGTTTATGTGTTGTATAATAATTCTTTTTTATATTGGTACTTGCGTAAATTGCGCGACGTTTAGCCTTGTATTCATCATTGCAACATAACACTTTGTTTTGAGTATTGGCCTCTGGATTTTCTTCTAAAAAGAATTTGTTTGGATAATAACTGGCTACAATACCGACACCTTGACATGTTTTACAATCCAAATTGGATTGTTGGATGCCATCTACTTCTCCAGGTGGATTCAATCGAATAGAAAAAGCACCGGGTTTATCTTGCATATCATTGAGTAGACCAGAACCTCCAAATCCGCCACCGAGAGAAGTACCTTTACTAGATGTAACAAATCTGTTTATATTATAATTTATCAAGGCTGCTTCGTTTATATCAATAGGAATAGCACCATTCGTAGGATCTACACCAGTTAAATTATTTGCAACTATAGGTTGACCCACAATCACGCGTCCCTTTCTAAAATGTTTTATGGGTCTTGGTAGTCCAAAGCCAGTTTGAAAAACATTACCAGGATCATTATTTGTTAAAGGTCTAATATGACCAGGAGCCGTTCCTACTGGGTTACTATTGACACCAGTTCCTTTCCAAGTAACGTATTGTTTATTAAAATATGTACTTTTCTGACTATAACCTGAAGCAGGTGTTGTTCTCATTCCTAATGGGTAAACTGCTGTTGACATTTATATTATTATGAAAGAAAATAAAAAGATATATTATATATATTCATGTTAACATTGGTAAATATAATGATATTCTTTTTTGTATTTTTAATTGGATATCAAATTATTTTAGCAAATCAATCAATTATAGAAGGAGCTACAACTTATAAAGAGTCTGACGACCCTGCCGTAAAGGCATATAATCTCTCTGTAACAAATGCCGGAAATATATCTTATTTAAAAGAAAGAGTAGATAAAGTAGATAAAATGAATAAACAATTAAATGATTTAAAACCACGTGTGGATAGTTTGGAAAAACAAATGGAGGAACTTTCAGTGTCCAATAAAGAAATGGCTCAAAGCTTACCTGGCGCAGGAGGTCCTGTAGTTGAGGAAGAAACAACAGAAGAAACAACAGAAGAAGAAAAACTATAATAAAAATATGTAAATAAAAATATTTATATATTTTAAGTAATGTCAACTGAAACTTCAATGGGTGATTATCCTTATCAGAATAATATTCGTACGCCTAGTGAAATAGGAATGCGTGATAATGGAACTATACCACAATTGGGCAGAAATATTAACGGATTAATTGAATATGTTAAATTGTTAGTTGTAGGAAATAGTCGTGCATCTGTTCCTGGCGGTCCTTTAGGTAATAAATATTTTTTGAAAACTGGAGCAAAATGTCAAGCATCAGATACATGTACAAAAGATGATAACGGGATTTCAACATGCCAAGAAACAGATAGATATATTTATATCAATAATATACCTGGGGGTAATATACCACTTATTTCTAGTGGTATGGGAATAAATTTTTCTGAATTTAGAGGATTATTGCCTGGTGCTATGGAAAATTTAAATGTTTTGAATCCTGCTGCTATTTTTCGCTCATTCAAAGATGGATCTAGTCCTCCATGTCAAAAGATTAGTATGCAAGTAATTGATAACAACAATAATAGTTCAACACAGAGTAACTATGTCACCTTGGGAGATATTACATCTATGGATCCTTGTTGGTTTAATACATCTACCTATAACAAAAAAAATCCTGTTACGAATCGGCAATGTAAAGAGGCTTTTCAGGTGGAAAGTGCAGAGGTAGTCATGTCAGATGATCCTATGGATCAATTATATTTTGCTGGTTTAGCGGGTGTAGGTATTTACATATTTTATCGTATTATGGTGAAGGCACACTAAATCCACTTTTTAACAGGTGGATTTTTTTAAAAGTACATATATATAATGTCAAAAAAGACAAGTAAATATCGTACTTATAGAAAGAAACGTTCTACAAGTAAAAGAAAGCATTCTACAAGTAAAAAATATAGAAAACATAGGAGATCCAATGCGCTGGCTAAAGGTGCGGCTTCTGACGCGGTCAATTGTTGCATATGCGGCATAAAAATTCGCATGGAAGATGGTCTCATACCTGCTAAGTGTTACACGAAAAATGGCGCCATTAGAGGCCACCGAATTTGCAAGAAATGTTGGTTCAACGAATTCGCAAAAGAAGGCGTCAATCATAGTTGCCCAGGTTGCGTAAAAGGTTTGCCGCTAAATGGGCCGCCTATTGACACTTCAGTTGTCGTTGATTTGACTGCGGATGATTGATTCCATTTTTTTGACACTTTTATCTTCGGTTCATGATCCATATAACCCGGAATAATAATTTTTTCTTTTTCTAAAGGTAAATTATTATTTGTTTCTAGTATTTGTTTATTTGTTTCTAGTATTTGTTTATTTGTTTCTAGTATTTGTTTATGATTTTTAAATAATCCTGATATGGATTTAATAATGTAGTTGGATTCATATGCAAAGACAAATTTTGTTATATATGGTTTGAAAGCATCAATAATTTTTACAAAAAATACATACACATATACAAATATATATTTCATTTATAATACTATATATATATTTTCATACTTAAAGAAACGGGAAACTTCTCTCTACAGAATGTAAGAAACTCCTTGGTTTTGTCTTTCAAAAAAAAGACAAGCCCTGACACCATAATTTAATTTTATGGTCTGGTTACAAAAAAAATAATTGTAAAAGTGCAAATTTACTAGATGGAGGTAAATAATCTGAATAGTTAGTATTATCATCTATAGTCAGTTCATAAATATATGGTTTAATAGCTAAATCCATTACTACAATAATGTAGTAATTGATTCTAAATCTTTTTTACAAATTGTAAATATCTAACGTTTGCAACTTTTTTTACCTCCTCTACGAGTTCTTCTTTTACGACGTCTTCCTCCAACGGAACCAGCATTACTTCCATAACTTGATGTATTACTAGAATAACCACCACCACGTTGTTTTCGTCTGCGACGAGTTCTTCTTCTACCACCGTATTCATTATATTGGCTATTCTGTTGACGTCTCTGTTGCATTACGGGTTGTCTAAATTGTGAACCTTGTGCCGAATCTAATACAGCACATTTGTCTTTTAAAATATTTTCTATTGGTTTATTTGGATGTGCTATAGGAAATATCTGCATAGCTAAAGCATTTAATGAAATCAAAATTGAAATAAGTATAGGTTGAACTGATTGAACTTTCATAGAATCTGTCATGTCATTTTCAGGACCTCCCATACCTTGTACGCTATCAAATTGTTGTTGTAATTGATTCAGTTGTGCTAATACACTGGTAAACATACCTTGTCCACTTGAACCAAACATACCTTGATTTTGAGGTTGTGTTGAACCAAACATACCTTGACTTTGAGGTTGTGTTGAACTAAACATATTTCCAAATAAACCGGAGGATTGATTCATACCCATACCTTGATTATTCATACCCATACCTTGATTATTCATACCCATACCTTGATTATTCATACCCATACCTTGATTATTCATACCCATACCAGGATTCATACCAGGTTGCTGTCCCAT